AATTCTCTCATTGGTACGCCTTCAAAAACCATTTCTAAATTATTATTAAAGGCACGACCTGTTGATTTTTGTAATGCTGCTTTAAAATCACCGGCACCAGGTATCATCTGTGTTACCATTTGTGCTATTTCAACACCCATTTTTTGTGCAATCTCAACACCTCTTAATGCTAAATCTGATGGTTTTCCCATACCTAATATATCACCTAACATTCCGGTTTCTTTACCACTATGTGTTACGTTGTAAGATGTTTTAACACCTGGCGGCGTGTATAATATAATTGTATCTGCTACACGTTGATGTCTTGAACCTAACATACCTGCATTTATACCCGAGCTTTGTTTTGTAATTCTACTTTTACCATTTGAAAACGTTGATGACTTTCCACCTGTTAATCTTGTATTGCCTATTTTAGCAGCTAAACTTTCTTCACTTAAACTTTTAAGTCCTGTCTGTAAACCACCTTTAATTAAGTCAATAGCTTCACTAGCAATTGTAGTTGTTTCTAATATATCAAAAATCATATAATGGCCAGTGCCTAATTGTTGTACGTTATCAGGATAATATACAACACCTGCTTCATATGGATTTTGTTGCATATGAGCACTTGGTTTAGTATCACTTAATTCTAATGGAGATTTGTTTAATATTTTGGCAGCAGCGGCATTTGTTTGAATACTATTTTTTGCCTTATCGAATAAACTACCACCTAAACCACCTACAAGACCTGTAAGGCCACCACCAACACTTTGGAGATTACTTAAATTCTTTTGAACAAGACTAGCTACTTTTGATAACACGATAAATACCTTATGTGATTAATACTAATATTTATATGATATGAGAGCAAGTTATAAAGGAATTTATAAACCCACCCACCCTAAAAAGTACGCTGGTGACCCAAATAGAATAGTATATCGTTCACTATTGGAAAGGCGTATGATGGTATATTTGGATAAAAATGATAGTGTTGAGTTTTGGGCAAGTGAAGAAATACCTATAATCTATCGTTCACCAATTGATTATCGTATTCATAGATACTATCCAGATTTTATATTTAAGTTAAAAACAGGCAAAAAATATATGGTTGAAATCAAACCATATCGCCAGTGTTTTCCACCTAAAAAACCAAAGAAGCAAGGCCGTTCTTTTATGCGTGAACAATTAGAATATATAAAGAACCAAGCTAAATGGCAAGCTGCTAAAGTGTACTGTGAAGGCAACGATTTAGAGTTTAAAATCTTTACTGAAAAAGATATAGGTGTCTATAGTTAATATAAATATAGTAAATGGCAAGTATATTAGATACCCTAGTTGATAAACAAGGCGATACGACTAAGTCAACGACTTGGTATAAAAACGCAATATCATCAATTGGTCAAAAGGTAACTGCATCAAAATTGATGGCACAAGGAACATTGACAGCCAGACCAAATATTGGTTTATTAAATTTATTCTTTTATGACCCAAAGTATAAAGAAACTTTACCTTATTATGATACTTTTCCATTAGTGTTACCATTAGAGAGTATTAAAGGTGGTTTTAGTGGATTAAATTTTCATTATCTATCACCAGGTTTAAGATTAAGGTTATTAGAAAATATGCAACGATACGCCACGAATAAAGATTTATCAAAGGCAAGATTTGATGTAAGTTGGAGTCGTGTTAAGTCTATACCATTATCAAAGGCAACAATTAAAAAATATTTGTATAAACACGTAAGGTCAAGTTTTTTAAGAATAAATTTAAACCAGGCCGCTATCGCTTGTTATTTACCAGTACAACAGTTTCAAAAAAGACCTGCTAGTTCTGTATATGCAGCTTCAAGGAGTTTTATCTAATGGCAATATTAAGAGGCGGAGTTCGTATTGGTGGTTTTGATGTAAGAATAGGTCTGCCACGTGATCGTTCTTTAGATAATGTTGAAGGCGACCCACGTTTTAGACAAAGAGCCGGCGGCAATCCTGAAACTACAATGGGTCGTGTACAGGCATATATTAATGAAGCAGAAGGATTTGCTCGTAAAGCAAGATTTTACGTAGAATTTTATTTACCTAGAGTTGAAGATGGCCCTAGTAAACCTGCTCCTACTTTAGGTGGTCAAGCAAGACAAGAAAGTCCTAATATTGCAATAGGCGATATAAATTTATCAACGGCGGCACAAGAACAGTTAACAACATTTTTATCACAACAAGAAATAAATTCAATACACGCAGCTAATGGCCGTAGAGTAAGAGCATTTTGTAATGCAATAGAAATGCCTGAACGTACAATTGAAACAAAAGAAATACGTCATCACGGTCCAGCATATAAATTAGCATTTGATTATAAATCTGCTGATATAACAGCAACATTTTATTGTGATAAATTTTTGAGAGAAAGATCATATTTTGAAACTTGGCAGGCAGCTGTGTTTAGCACTAAATCGAATAATTTTAATTTTTATGATAATTACGTGTCTGATATTAATATTTTTCAATTAGGTCAATTTGCTAGTCGTAACGAAAGAGATGATATTACTTACGCTGTTAAGTTATTTGAATGCTTCCCTAAAATAATAGGGCCAGTTGCATATTCATATGATAATAATGCTGTACAAACTTTTCAAGTTACATTTACCTTTAGATATTGGGTAAATTACTTCTTAGAAAGATCAGGCAATATAGAATTAGGTTCACCAAACTTTAGAGCAGTTGATGTTAAAAGTGGTTTCGGAGCTTTTGGTGGCATACTAAATAAATTACCACCAGAGTTAAGACGTGCTGGTGTTGATGTATTACAAGGACTAAAAAGACGTATACCAATCGGTGGTATTACAGGTGGTCGAGTGTTTCCTCCATTTGGCAATTTTCCACCACTTAATTTATAATATAAGGAGATAATTATGGCTTTGCCAAAAGTTGATGTGCCGACATACCAATTGACGTTACCATCAGAAGATAAACAAATCAAGTATAGACCTTTTCTTGTAAGAGAAGAAAAGATTTTATATATTGCACAAGAAACAGGTGAAAATAGAGAAATGATAAACGCATTAAAAGAAGTGGTCAAAGCGTGTACTTTTGATGTATTAAACGTAGATCGTTTACCTATATTTGACGTAGAATATATATTTTTACAAATAAGAGCTAAATCAGTTTCAGAAATTACCAAGTTCAAAACAATTTGTCCTGATGACGGAAAAACTTATGTTGAAACAGAAGTTGATTTAACAAAAGTTGAAGTACAGGTAGATGATAGTCATACAAATAGAATTATCATAGACCCTAAAAGAGATTTAGGTCTTGTATTAAGATATCCTACATTAAAAAATTATGATGTAGGTACAGGTGTTAAAAATTTTGAAATTGAAGAAGTTTTTACAGTTTTAATTGATTGTATAGATCACATATTTGAAGGAGATAAAATATATCCTGCAAAAGATACAACAAAAACAGAATTAAAAGAATTTGTAGAAAATTTACCACAAGAAGCTTTTGCTAATATTAGAGTGTTTTTTGATACAATGCCAAAATTAAGGCACGAAATCGAAGTAACAAATCCTAATACTGGTAAAACAAGTAAAGTGATGTTACAAGGTATCGCAGATTTTTTCGGATTAGCCTCGCCCACAACACGCTAGAGGCATACTTCGAAACTAATTTTGCATTGATGCAGCATCATAAATATTCATTGACGGAGATTGAAAATATGATACCGTGGGAGCGTGATATTTACATTACATTATTGATTAATTATATTAAAGAAGAAAACGAAAGAAGAAAAAGGAACAGCAAATGAGTGTAGAAAACGTTAAAGATACACCTTGGAAAAGTAACTGGCGACCTGCTATGGGTTGGTTATATTTAAGTGTATGTATATGTGATTTTATATTATTTCCAATAGGGTTTACAGTTGTACAATTTTGGGAAGAACAGGCGGCCAATGACGCATTTAGACAATGGAACCCAATAACATTATATGGTGCTGGTTTCTTTCATATTGCTATGGGTGCCGTGTTAGGTATTACTTCTTATGGTAGAACACAAGAAAAGATAGAAGATAAAAAAATAATAGCACAAACAGTACAAACAACAACACAACAAAAATTTAAAATAGACGACCAGATAGGTTAACAGATGGCAGAACAAGACCCAATATTTAAAAAAGAAGTAAAACCATTTTTGGCATTAGGTTCTGATGCTATGAAAAGAATGGAAAAATCTTATGAAAAATTGGCAAAACAAAACAGTCGTTACTTTGATGATTTTGAAGATGTACAACGTGATGTTGCTTCAATAGAAGATAAATTACCTCAATTAACTGCCATTAAAAGAGCTTCAGAAGCTGGTGGAAAAGCATTGACCTCACAAGAGGCTATGAAGTTAATGGATAGTATTAGAGTCAATGTTATTAATGAAACACAAAAAGTTCAATTAGCAGTTCAAAGGACTTTTGCTCCATTAGACGTAGAATTAAAACAAACAATAGATTTATTAACTTCACCTAATGAAGATGCTCAAGATGCCGCTTTAGATAGAATTGATGATTTAAGAAAAGCTATGGGTGTTGATTTTGATAAAGTCGCTGCAGCTATGGGTGCTAATGTAAAAGAATTAATTGAATCTCGTCAATTTATGAGAGAGAATAGAAGAAAAGAAGATGAATTAAAAGAATCAACAAAACAACAAATGTTGGAAAAAAGAGACCAATTAAGAGAACAAGGTATTAATACTTACCTTGATGAAAAAACTCAAACGTTAAGAGTAAAAACTATAAAAGATGAAAAAGAATTTAAAAAATCTATTATTGCTGATGAAAAATACTTAGAACAAAAAAGAAAAGAAACGAATGAGTTAGAAAATAAAATGAGAAATCAAAAAACTCTCACTTTAGATGAAGAAAAATTAATTATAGATAATAGACAAAAATTAGTAGAATTAGAAAAAGATTTAAACAAGAAAAAAGAAGAAGCAAATATAAAACCAAATGAAAAATTTTCTGGTTTTTTCAGTCAAACTTTTGGTCAAGCAGGTGACTATCTAAAAAATACTTTTGGTGAAATAGGTCAAATGGGTAAAAGCATAACAAAAGGTTTCAAAGATTTGCCTAATACTGCTATGAGTTTTGGAAAAAGTTTAGGTAAAGCAGCTTTAGGACTGGTATTTTTTGCTTTAAAGGCTATGTTAGTAGTAGCAGCAATAGTTCTTTTTATATTTGTTGTATATAAGATAGTTTCAACTATAATGAAAGCAGTTGATTGGATTAAATCTAAATTAAGTTGGATATTTGGCGATGATGAAGATGATAAAAAACCATCTACAGCTATGGTTGACACAAATCAAGGTGAAATGGCAGATCAAAATGTTGATACGCAAAATCCTTCTTTTGGTAAAGATGTAAAACAAGAAAGTGTTTCTAATGAAAGTAACATTTACAATACTGATAGATCAAATAAAAATCAAATTTCAAATTCATCAGAAACAATGGTGCCAGGTTTAACACCTATATCACCAACAAGAATACAACCTATACCAAGACGACAAGAAAATGTAAATCAAATGAGTACTGAATTAGCTGCAACAAAAAGTCAAGGTATGAATCAAGTAATCGCACCTACATCAATGAATAATGTAACTACAAATAGTACTACACAAGCAGTGTCTAGTACACCTCAAAACTTAGATCGTTCTTTTATTAATTTAAATACAGTACCAGTTTAAAGAGGTGGCCATTACTGGCCACCTTTTCAGTATTAGTAGAGAGAGATTCTACTCATCATCAGCCAATTTACTAAAGTAAGATAACGTATCGTCATCATCACTGGCAGATGTGGTAGTTTTACTATTACTTTTTACTGAACCGTTGGATTTAACCGGAGGGAGTTCGGCGCTTTCAACTGTTCCAGCACTTCTAGTTCCCGTAATTACCCTATTCAGTTTCTCTTTGAGTTCATCATAGGTTTTAAAATTACTAGGGGCCAAGAAAGGCGTTAGAGCATACTGCCTAGACCATATTGCTTTAATCTTATCATCACTTTCAGCAATTGCCTTAACAGGCTCAAATTCAGATTTATCATAGTTCCAATAACCATCCACTTTTCTAATTTTTAGTTTAAAGTTCGCACCTTTCCAAAAATCAAATGGATTAATTGGTTGTTCATCTTCAAATGCTGGTTGCATCGCTTCTGTAATCTTATCAAATATCTTTTTACCATATTTGAATATGAATACTTTGCCTTCATTTTGTGGATGTGCTGGATCACTTACGACCAATATGTTAGAGTAGTAAGATAATTTTCTTTTTCTTTTTCTTGCTATCTCTTTATCAGATTCAACACCTGAATTCCATAGTCGTGTATTTTCTTCACTTACAGGATCTTTTTGATTTAAAGTTGTAAGAGAGTTTTCAATATACCAACCACCTTTGTCCTGAAATGCGTGAGACCATACTCGTACCCAAGGCATCTCCTCTTTTTCAGTTGCAGGTAAAAAACGAAGTACGGCATAACCACTACCAGTTTTATCTAGTTCAGGTTTCCATATTCTTTCGTCTGTATATTTGTCTTTTGATTGTTTATTAATATCCTCAGGATTGAGGTTAGCCTCTAGTGCTTTGGTAAGTTTATCAAAGTTAGAGTGGCTTGTTTTTAATGTATTAAAGTCCATTGTATTCTCCGTATGTTTGTATTTGTGTTAGCTGTATAATCGCTATCATTATTATTTATAAGTCTTTTCTCGCCACTTTTTGTGTTGAGCTGCCCATTCTTTAGCTGATATACCTTTAGGGTATCTCAATCTATCTCGTAGTTTTTCAAGTCTATTAATTAAATAATTTAATATTCTAATATACATTAAACCAATATATCATAAACCTAGTTCTTTGTCAAGCTGTTGGAAGTTAATATATCGTATATTAGGTCTGCCGTGCCATTCATTAATGGCCGCATTGGTTTTATCTCTATCATCATTAAATTCATTTACCTTAATAAATTCAACGTTAGGTTCCCAAGTTGAGAGTGTTTTCCATTGATCAATCCAATTAACACAAGGTGTTGGACTATGTTCAGGTATTACGTAATGTTTAGTACCAGCATATAAATTGTTAACCCTATTATCATTACTATAAAAATCGTGGCCTATAAGATATACTCTTTTAGGTGATAATAATTTGATTGCAATATAACCTGAAGTGGGGCCTGCTGACCAACCGTGGTCAACGGCAGCGCCTTGCTGGTTTACCATAACCTCTTTTAAATCGTGTGTCTTATCAGTATCTCTTACCCAACTAATACAACAACTATTATGATTAACAAACTTTTTTTCTTTTTTATTTTCTTTTCTATGCAATACTTCAACAAGGCCTTTTAAATTGGCACCGTGCATAACATATTCTCTTTGATCTGTTCTGATATTTTGATTAATCATATCATATTTTTTTACATTTTCTCTATCATCTAAAGATAGGCCTGTAAATAACATTGAGTCGAATAGATCAGCAGGTATTTTATTCCAATCTCTAAACCAAGTTTCGTTCTTTTCACAATACCCACTATGATATATTTCGTGCATTATACCGTGGTCAACGGATACTAATACGTCTGGTGTAAATGTTCTATATATGGCATTACAACCATATATTTTACCGTGAGGTCTAAGTTTTTCTAAATTAAAATCTTTACGACTTGTACCGTTACCTATACAAAATACGTTAGACATTATCTGAATATGTAATATATACCAATCACAATGGCAACTATTAATAGATTAATTAAAATCTTTTTAGCTAAGAATTTTAATTCACCTTTCATAGTGCCACTTGACTCTCTAAAAAAATCTGGTGCGCTCATATAAGGATTGAAATATTTATCTGGATGATTAAATCTATTTACCTCTTTACAAAGTTCTTCTATTCTTTTATCCATTGACAAATACCTCTTTCATTATTAATTTAATTGCTGTTCTATTATATTTAACAAACTGTTCATATTTAGCTAATCTTTTGGAGTGGACTGGCCAAACAACCTGTTCAATAATCTGTTTATCCCAAGATTTACTATAAGATAAAATTTGGTTAAATACAACAGCACTCTCGTAGGATATCTTTTTTGATAGAACCAATTGAAAAAATCTAGGATGTTGTCCACCAAAAACGCTAAAACCATTATCAAAAGAAAGGCGCTTAGCATTAAAATCATTAACAATATGGACACAATCGTTTCGAAAATAATACTCAAAAGATTCATTACGCTTCTTCCAATCTGTAAAAACATCATTACCGTCCTGTCCTGTTAAACTCTTTACCCATTTGTTACTATCAAATAAAAAATTACTAACAAAAAAGCCCAATATATCATTCTGACTATATCTGGTGCTAAGTTTGTGAAAAAAATATCTATCATTTCTTTTAGTAAAGGTATCTAGTTTACAATTAACTTTTCCTTCATATTTATGATAATCATAACTAGCTGTGGTAAAATGTAACTTAACAGCAAGATATGTTTTAAATACTTCAAACCCTCCATACATATTACACCGGCAATTGGCCTGTTTTTGGTATATAATTTAAATTCTGTGCTTCTATTGTAATCTTATCTTTTAATGGTTTACTGATAAGAGGTGCAACTGTACCTGGATCTATTTCATTTTCTTCACAATATTTTAACACGGCGTCCATATACGTAATGCCTTTTTTAGCCTGTACAATCTTTTCTATTTCTAATGAAAATTCTTTTGAGTTCATAGTATAATTATATCACGATTCAATCGTGTTGTCAATGGCCTAATCGTCTTTGAAGTGGTCGTCATCAAACGTTACGCAATTACTTTCGATATTATGTTTCTTGCGTCTATCTTCTACCGATAAGGTAGGGTCTGGTTCGTCCAGACCCTTTTTGAAAAACGATAGCCATTTAAAAGAAAATAGTTCTCGTAATGTCATAACCTTATATTGGTAAAAAACTACTGATGGAAGTAATCACTATTAAAACAAATAATCCAATGGCAATTATACCTGATAGAACCATATATAAAGGTTCATATTCATTCCAATGTTTTTTAATTTGTTTTGAGGTATTACTTACCCATTTATTTTCACAAATATTATACGGTATCATTACTTCTTAATTCCTAAATTTGGAAAAAAAGCTTTGACTGTATTTTGATATGCTTCAGCATAAGGCTTTGCTAAGTCTTGTGCTTTCGTTATATTTTCTTGTGCAGTCTTTGTAAAGTCATTATTCGTTACAAACTCATTAAATTGTTGAGCCATACCAATAATGTCTTGTGGTAATACTGTAGGAGCTTTAAACTCTTGTACTACTTTATCACCTTCTTTTCTGATGTTGTACTCGTACTCTTGTATTTGTGCTTGATAATTAAACTCAACTAATTCTTTAGCTAAGCCTAATAAGTCTGAACGGATTTCATATCCGTTTTTTGATGTTGTTGCCATATTTTCTCCTTTGTGTGTGTGTTTATAGCGTTATTA